TGTTATCTGACTGCACATAATAATATGGATCATCATATGCTGTTTCTAAAGGTCTTTGTTTATCATAACCATTATGCTGAGGTAAAAAATCCTCAGCACAAGCATGGCCATGTTCTAAAGCATAAAGAGCTTCAATTCTAGTCATAAATTTTTTTCTATGGAAATTAAAAACTTTCATATTAATACCTCTCATCGTAATTCATTTGATATTCTAAATCAGCAGCATCACGATCCTTAGACCACGCAATGTAGTCTGGATCGTTTAGCAAGTCTAATTCATAATTTAATTCTTGTAAATCTTTTGTTGCTAATTTTAAATGCTTTTCAATTTTTTTTAATTTTCTAATATTCATCTCAGTTCCCCTAGTCGTTTAATAAATAACCCATATGCTCTTGTCTGCAAACTTCTCTTTGGTCAATGGTGTCAGCATCATTTTCATCAATCAAACCTAAATTGCCAGCAACTATTTTAGATACTTTGCAAAGTTTTTTTTCAACCAATGGTGAATTAATTTTGTCAATATCAAAAACTGTTTGGCGATTACCAGCAAAACTACTAACTGATGTTGAGCAACCACAAGCCAAGCTGTGATGTATTTCACCATCTTTTTCATATAGCTCAGCAATATGAAGTTTATCGCCAAAACCAATTTTAACTATTTTGTATTCGTTTAAATATTTCATCTCAGACTCCTTAAAGGAAAGCAGCTTACGCTGCTTCCTTAGTTAGTTGAACACGACCCTCTGTTTTGTAGAGGATGCCTTGTAGTGCTTCTGGTGAAACTTCTAACTTATCCCAACCGTAACCTGTGTCACGATAAGCTCTGCCAGTTTCGCTGTTGATTACGATGTCACCTTTGCTGATACTTGCAAAGCCTTGATCATCGTTATCAATGATAACTTCAACACAATCAAGCTCAAAACGATCATCGCTGTTACCGATGTTAACAACTGCGTTAAGGCCTGTTGTTGTAATGTCAGCTACATGATCGTAATCTTCGATACGAATTTCGCTAAGTGGAAGAATGTCTAGATCAATGTCAATTTTTCTAGCGTTTCTTGCTACAGCGTTGTGGCCTTCAGCGTTGATTTTTGCAACCTCAGCATCAGTTAAAGCCACTTGTAATACATGATATTTTGTAGTTTTTGTTGTTGTTTCCATTTCAGATCTCCTTTAATTAATAATGTCTACACACATAATATTACTCTCATTATTTTAAAAAACAAGCAAAATTGTTAATTATTTTAAATATTTTTTACACAAATAAACTTGTTTGTTGTTAGAATCTCAGATGTATTAATTGGAGTTAGATATGACATTAGATGAAATTAAACAAAAGCTAGCAGTTAAATCTGATATTGAAGTGGCTAGGGCCTTGAATATTTCGCAGCAGGCAGTCAGTCTGTGGCGCAGTTCTGGATCCGTACCATTGCTCAGGCAGTACCAAATCAGAGAAAAGCTAGATGAACTATAACAACGAGGGATCTGAGATGAATTTTTACCAACACCACATTGGTGACTTTAAAAAAGACACCGACTTCTTGTCGCATGAGGATCGATCTATATATCTAGAATTGATCTGGATGTACTACGACCAAGAGCAACCATTAATAAATGATGTGCCGCTATTAGCGAGAAAGAGCAGGGCTAGGCCGGAGCAGGTAGAGGATCTATTAAAACTATTCTTTATATTTAAAGATGATGCATGGCACCACACTCGTATAGATGCCGAGCTTCAAAGTGTTTATGAAAGATCTGAAAAGGCCAGAGAAGCTGCACAAGCAAGATGGAATAATGCGAATGCAATGCAAACGCATACCAAGCGCAATGCGAATGCAATGCTACCCAATACCCATAACCCAGAACCCAAAGATATATATAGTTCGGAATTTAAAAGATTTTGGAGTAATTGGCCTAAGCATCAAAGAAAAACAAAACAGTTTGAAGCGTGGAAGTCTTGGCAAAAACAAAAGTTAGATTCGAGAGTGGATGAAATCATTTACCATGTACAAAAATCTTTGATGGTAAAAGAATCATGGAAGAAAGGATTTATTCCTTTGCCAGTAACTTATCTTAACCAGAAGCAGTATCTAGATACATTTGATTCGCATGATAGGAGCAAGAAGCCATTATGATTACCTATGAATACTTGACTGATTTAATAGAAGATTGGATCCGATGGATGAAACACGATAGACATAAGTTAGGTTATCCTCAAAAGAGTATTGGTCTTGTTACCGGAGGATCTTCAGTTGGAGTATTTGAGGAAATGTGCGAACAGATAGACTCACACAACATAGAGCTGTTAAATACTGCTATCTATGATTTAGACACACATGAGCGTAATGCGTTCTTGTATCGTTATTTAAAGCAAGAACCTAAGCCGGCGTACTATGAATTAAAGTTGCAATTTGCAATGGAAAGTTTGTTAAAAAAATTAGAAGATAAAATATATGTTTAACGCTCAAATGAGATTTAAAAGCGTATAATTTATACCTGTAGCAGAGGTGCGTCTAGCGTTTCTGTTACACCTCTCAACTCAGATCTCAAGGCAGCTTTCATCGGCTGCCTTTTCTTTTACACGCACACAGGAGTTTACATGGGCTGCGGCAGAAAAATGAAAGGCAAAAAAGGTTACGGAAGAAAAGGTAAATAATTATGGCAATGACAGAAGAAAATCTCAATCAATTTGCAGACTATCTAGCGAATGCTAAAAAACCAAAAAAAGATAAAACACAAGCTAAGACTTTAGTTAAACTCGGTACCAAACAGATGAAAAAGAAATATGGCTAAACGAGGACTATACGCTAACATTAATGCTCGCAAGAAAAAAGGTATTAGCAGGCCTAAGTCTAAGTCAACAATCTCAGACAAGGCCTACGCTAATATGAAAAAAGGTTTTCCTAAAAAAAAAGGTAAAAAGAAATGAATTATAGATACGGTGGCGGCTTACTTGCATCCAATAAACCTATGTCACAACAAGACATGGCTCTTTATAACAGATATATAAAACCTGCAACGCAACAAGCACCTAACATAAATAGCTTGCTCGGAATCCCATCATCTAAAAGATTACAATTTATGCAAAATGCTGCGCCTTCTAGTCAGAGTGGTTATGGCATGATGTCAGAATTAGATGCACAAAAGATGCAAGAAATGACACCACAAACCAATCCTTATGGATTTGATGTAAACGAGAACGGTGAATATGTACATCCATATGGTCATGTTATTACGCCAGAGATGTATCAAAATATGATAGAACTAGCTAACCCTGCGGAAGATACTAATTTTTTACAAAGAATGTTAGATTTATATGATGAATATATGATGAAAAACGCTGGATAGTCAGCTCACTTTTTTCTTTAGAAAGCAATAACTTATGGCACAATATATTACAGATTTAAGACAGTTAGGAATCAATCCTACTGCTGTGCCAGATGCATTACTTGCAGCAAAGAATAAATTAAATGAAATACCGTTTAATCCTACTCCGATACCAGCATTGTTATATGGATTAGCTACAGATCCACAGGCTACTGCTGCTGCCTATGATCAATCAAACTTACCTGTAGGTAATTTTCTTATTGGCAACGCTGATAGAGCATTGCGAGGAAGTCAAGATCCATTAGATTATTTAGATCTAGGATTGCTTGGTGCTGATGTAGTTGGTGCAGGCTCAGCAGTTAGCAGAGGAATTAAATCAGCATTAACAAGTAACTTTGCTAAAGACTTAGCTCTTGGTGCTAGTGATTTAGTTTATAACCAAGCAGCAAAAGCAGGATTTAATTTACAGCCACAAATAGTTATTGGTGAACGATCACCATTGTTTAATCAAAGTAAAGCAAATGATTTTGCTTCTGGATATGATGAATTAGGTCTTGGCGTTACTTATAACCCTACACTCAAAAAGTTTGAATACGATATACCAAACTTTAAAAAACTTGATCACCAAGATTTATTTGAAATGACTGGAACCTATGTTGGTCGAGATAGACAGTTAAGGCAAAGACTGTCTGATGCTGAGGCTTCTATAGATTTTGAAGCGTTAAATGATCCAGAGAGCAGAAAAAATATTCTTGGTAATATTACTCACATTACTAATGTTGGTTTAAAAGAAAGGCCTGATTTATCGCCTGAAAATTTAGCAGATACAATCATATACAACATAATTGAAAAAGATAATTTAAAAGGTATTAATTTAGATAAGTTTTTTAAACATCCAACATTGTTTAAAGCGTATCCAGAAACAAGAAATATAAAGGTTTATCCGTATGTAGATGAAAATACTAAAGACTTTCAGGCTGCATTCGATAGAGAAAATAATAGATTGTTTATTAATCTTGCTGCTAGGGGAGGGCCAGATCAATTAAAAGGATCTATATTGCATGAAGTGCAGCATAATATTCAAGCAATAGAAGGTTTCGATACTGGCGCACCATATGGGTTGTCACAAAAAGAGTATGAAAGTGGATTAAACAAAACATTAGGCAAACATTTTGATGATGTTTATGATGATATTGATGAATATTTTTATCTTAACGATAAAGATCCAACAGTAAGATCTATAATTGATGAGTATGTAAACAATCCATTGCGAGATATGAGCAAAGAAGTTAATTTGAGTATGGAGGGAGTTCCATATCAAGTTAAAGCCGGTGAAGTTGAAGCTCGTAATGTAGAAGCTACGATGGATTTAAGTCAAGAGGAATTAGATAAATCATTTCCATATAGAACCAGTTTAACTGATACGAACTATACGCAAGATGTTCCATTAAAGTTGCAAATTAGAACGACCCCAGAGATAGAGAATAACATTGTTGAATCTATGTATGGTAATCGTTTACCAGACTTTAAATATCAAAAAAATAACAATGTCGTACAGCCATTAATAAACGAGTTCTTAGTAAACACACCAACTAAACCAAATGAACGAGTTGGTAAAAGATTTACTATAGAAGATAGAAGCAATAATGTACCTATCGAAACTTTAAAAGCAGAAGATCTCATAGGTAAAACAATTGTTACTAAACCTACAGACTTAACCAGTAGAGATAAATTTATTACTAGCGTATCTGATCTAAAGTTGCCTTATCCATTATTAACTGAAGGCGGTGAGCTGTTCGGTGCTGCTAAAAAGAATGTAGACAGAGATGTGTTCTACGCTAGTAACTATTCAGCAGCGTTAGGTGATGTCAATAGATTAAAAGAAGCCTTAGAGTTAGATAAAGCAAGAGGCGGCACAGGAGTGATTTACGCACCAACTAGTATGGCCCAGCATTCATCAAACTTCTCAACCATGCCAACTGGGTTGTTAATGAACTTTGTATACGATGGTATTAGAACCGGAAGAATGACAAAGCCTTTAATAAAAGAGTTAGACGAAGAAATAAGAACTGGTAAAGGCCTGCAAGCAAAATCAGCGTTACCTGACTGGAAAGGCCTCATGACCCAAGAAGGCAGGGATCAGCTAAGACAGTACGGTGGTAAATATAGAATTGGTTTAGCAGCACATATGATGAAAAACCAAAAATACCAAAAAGCTCTTGGTTTCAATAATGAAGATGTTGTTAATGCTTTAAGAGATGAACACAATCGTGGTGTTGGCGAACATATGCTTGGAAATATATTTTATAAAGTAGATCCAAATGTTGATATGCGATTAAGCTCAACTCCGTTAGGATCTGGACATGGTAGTTATATGTTTGATCTTATTCATGGTAGGCCAGCCGGTAAATTACCAAACGCAATACATATGGAAACATTACTTGGTGATCCATATTTAAAAGATTTAGTCGAAGGTAAAATTACAGGCAAAAATTACAATAAACTTACTAAGACAGGAAAAGAACAAACACCATCAACAATCCTTCGTCAAGGATTAAATGCAATACATACGCAGCAAGGTAGGCCAGATGTTTATAAATTCATTACTGAATCAGATGCTGAGCGTATAGACGATTATTTAAAAGCAATTAGAGCTGGATTATTGGAGTTATAACTATGTGGTCATGGCATTTTTTCGCAGGGTTACAATTTGGATTTGAATTTTATGAAGATAGCAAAATGGATGATAGCAAAAACACACATCACTTTAGTTACTTTATTATTGATCTTGGTTGTATACGCTTACAGCGTTGTGAAAAAACAGGTATGAACTAATGGTGGTTAAAAAGAAACAGGTCAATCTGTCTGTTGGTCGAGGTGAGAAGTTATCGGTCAAAGCAGGTGGTGGATTAACTGCAAAGGGTAGAGCTAAGTATAATCGTGCTACAGGATCTAACCTTAAAGCTCCGGTAACTGGAAAAGTAAAGGCTGGTAGTGCTGCAGCTAAAAGAAGAAAATCATTTTGTGCTAGATCTCAAGGATGGACTGGCCCAAGAGGTAAAGCGGCTAGAAAACGATGGAAGTGTTAGACGATTCACCTTGTAATGGGGTGTGTCGTATGGAAGGAACCACTTGCATATCATGTCATCGAACATATGATGATTTAGAGCAATGGTTTTATATGTCTAAAGAAGCTAGATTACAACGCATGGAGCAATTAAAAAAAGAAAATGGAAGATAACATATTCAGAGATTATTACACGCTATACGGTGATAGAACTACTCCGTATGCTGGTGAGATTGAAGGATATGCTGTGCCACAAAATCAGATTCTAGGCGGAGCATTTGGCCACACACAATTTAATCCATACGGTGGTTATTTAAATTTAGCTGGAGGTGCAGATTATAGTTTGTTAAATAAAACTTTAGCTCCCTATGCTGGATCTTCACTTGTATTACCTAGCGGATTAGAAATGTCTGGATTACTACAAAAGTTACCAGACGATATATTAAAAGAAGCAACTGTAAGAACACCAGATGCATATCTTACTGCAAGAGATTCTAATGCAGGAAAAGAATATGAGGCTGGCATACAACAACAATTATTAGGTGGATTGTTAGATATATTTGCTAGAAAAGATGATTATGGCAAAGGCATATATGGCACATACACATTAGATTTTTAAAGTAATGACCCAATCGGAGTTACAAAATGGCAGAAAGACTAAGGAAAAAACATCAAGACGAAGTAAGGACTAAGATACAGGCATCGCAACTGATTAATGTATTGCAACAACACGCATTGGGTGTAACAGAAGAAATACCACCTAGCCGCATGAAAGCTATTGAGATACTATTAAAAAAATCGTTGCCGGATCTATCATCAACCGAAATATCCGGTGATCTAGATGCGCCATTAGGTATTAAAGTAATTACTGGAATCGATGTTAGACCAAAAGATAAATGATGATTATGATGTAGTTGATCTTGGGTATAGGCCCAGAGATCCGCAAGTAGTTATACATCAAGCTGTAGAAGATAACCGCTTCAATGTGGTAGTTGCTCATCGTAGGATGGGTAAAACTGTATCTGCTATTAACCAATTAATACATAGTGCATTAAATTGTGATAAACCAAACCCTAGATTTGCATACATTGCTCCGACTTATAACCAAGCTAAGCGTGTTGCATGGGATTATTTATTAGAATATACAAGACCGTTAGGTGCCAAAGCTAATATTGCTGAACTGCGTGTAGATTTTCATGGCAGACGAATCAGTTTATATGGTGCTGATAACTATGATAGCCTTCGTGGAGTTTATCTTGACGGAGTCGTGATCGATGAGATAGGCGATATTAATCCAAACCTGTTTACAGAGATTATTAGGCCATGTATTGCTGATCGACAAGGCTGGTGTATGTTTATTGGTACTCCAAAAGGTGCCAATCATTTTAAAACTTTAAGAGATAAAGCTGATCTAAAAACAGACGGATGGAATCTATTAGAGTTTAAATCTAGTGAAACTGGTATTTTGCCGCAAACAGAATTAGATGCTGCATTTAAAGAGATGGGCGAAGATAAATTCATGCAAGAATTTGAATGTTCATTTGCTGCTGCAGTTGAAGGATCTTATTACGGTAAAATGGTTAATGATCTTGTTCTAAAAGATAGAGTAGGTGATATTCATTACGATGAATTAGCTAGAACTATTTGTGCTTGGGATCTTGGTATGGGTGATTCTACTGCTATTTGGGTTTGCCAGTTAGCAGGCCATGAAATAAGATTAGTTGACTTCCTTGAGAATCATGGAGTAGGCCTTGATTATTATGTTAATTGGTTAAAACAAAATAATTATGAAAAAGCTGAACAGCTACTTCCGCATGATGTTCAAGTAAGAGAATTAGGCACCGGTAAATCTAGAAAAGAAATGCTAGAAGAATCCGGACTACAAGTAACTGTGGTTCCAAAACTTTCTGTTGATGATGGTATTCAGTCTGTACGCAGAATGCTGCCACGATGTTGGTTTGATCATAAAACCAAACAAGGATTAGATGCATTAAGAAACTATCGTAGAGAATACGATGAAAAAAGAGATGTATTTTTTGATAAACCTGTGCATGACTGGTGTTCACACGCTAGTGATGCGTTCAGATATTTAGCAATAGGCTTGAATGAAGGAACTTCAGACTGGAATAGGCCTTTAAAGATAAACAATTCATGGGTAGTTTAAATGGCAAAATTAAAAAACAATGAAAATGCTTTACGCAGCATAGTAGAAAGTGAAATAGATGATGCTATCGGTTATCTGGAAACTGAAACAACAGATGAAAGACAGCAAGCACTTGAATACTATATGCGTGAACCCTACGGTAATGAAGTAGAAGGTAAATCACAAATTGTTACTGGCGAAGTAGCAGAGGTTGTGGATGGTGCATTACCTCAAATTATGCGTGTATTTACATCATCTAATGATGCAGTTGTGTTTGAACCAGTTAATCAAGGCGATGAGGAACTTGCTGAACAAGCTACACTATATGTAAACCATATCTTTTACAAAGATAACAATGGTTTTGAAATCATGCACGATTGGTTTAAAGATGCTTTGTTACAAAAAGTTGGTGTCGTAAAAGCATATTGGGATGATAAAGTCGATGTAACAACTGAAAAGTATTATGATCTAAATGACGATGAATTGATCATGATTGCCAATGATGAAGAAGTTGAAATAGTTGAGCAAGATAGTCAAGTAATACAAGAAGCAGTATTTGATGAAATGACTGGCATGGAAGTATCACCAGTTATATCTAAGCATGACATTAAAGTAAGAAGATCAGTCAATAGTGGCAAAGTCATTGTAGAAAATGTGCCGCCAGAAGAATTTTTAATTAGTAAGCGTGCAAGAACTATTGCAGATGCTCCTTTTGTAGCACATCGTAAAATGCTGACTCGTTCAGATCTACTTGCTATGGGTTATGATGAAGATACAATCATGTCTTTAGCTACAGGCGATGCATTAGAGTTCTCACCAGAGCGTATTGCACGATACACCAGAGGTGAAAATCCAACTGACATGGATTCAGACGATGAATCAATGCAGCTTATTGAGTATTACGAGTGTTATATTAAAACAGACTTTGATGGTGATGGTGTAGCTGAGCTGCGTAGAGTTTGTTATTCAAACAATCAAATACTACATAACGATGAATGTGACTACATACCGTTCCATTCTGTATGCCCTTTACCTATACCACATAAATTCTATGGCCATTCATTAGCTGATCGTGCTATGGACTTACAACTCATTAAGTCAACCATTACTAGACAGATGTTAGATAACTTATACCTAACTAACAACTATCGTGTAGGTGCAGTAGAAGGTCAAGTTAATCTTGATGATCTTTTAACATCAACTGCTGGTGGTGTAGTGCGTATGAAAAATCCTTCAGCACTTGTGCCGCTAACTGTACAGTCTAATGCAGGACAATCATTCCCAATGCTTGAATATTTAGATCAAGTACAAGCTAAACGATCAGGCGTGTCCGATCAACAGCAAGGTTTAGATGCAGATGTTTTACAAAATGTTACTGCAACTGCTGTAGCTGCAATGCAGTCTGCTGCTGGCGGCAAGTTAGAATTAGTTGCTCGTATTTTTGCTGATACCGGTGTTTCATCATTGTTTAAAGGTATTTTACAACTCGTATGTAAATATCAACAAAAAGAACGCATCATTAAAATTAATAACAAATACATTCCTATGGATCCAAGAGAATGGGATCACCAATATAACATTTCAGTTAATGTTGGTTTAGGTACCGGATCCAAACAAGAACAGCTTGCAGTTATGCAAATGATTCTACAAAAACAAGAACAAGTATTAACAACTTATGGCCTAAGTAATCCATTGGTTAATCTTAAACAATATAGAGATACACTTGCTAAATTTGTAAACATGGCTGGATTTAAAGATGATAGTCAGTTCCTCATGGAAGTTACAGAAGAACAGGCCCAGCAGCTTGCACAAATGCAGGCGCAACAGGGTGCTAGTAACCCACAAGTACAGGCTGCAGAAGCACTTGCACAAGTAGAGCGTGAAAAAGCACAGCTTAAAGCACAAACAGATATGGCTAAACTTGAAATACAAAAACAAGAATTAGCATTACAAACTCAAAAAGAACAATTAGAGTTACAACAAAAACAAATTCAATTTGAAAAAGAAATGGCATTAAAAGAATTAGAGCTTATGCAAAAAGCTAAAGCTGATGACGATAAAACACGCATTGCTGAGTCTAAAGAATTAATTAATGCATTAGATAAAATTAAAAATATTAGTCAATTACAATGATAAGCAAACAAGCTATTGCAGATATACTCAAAGACGAATCATTTAATGAAGTCATTGATAATATTATTCAAGAACATTTGAATGTCATTACTTATTCTAATGATAATGAATCAGATGTTAGAGAAAGAGCATATCAACGCATAAAGACTGTAAAAGAATTACTAGCACACCTTCAATCAATTGTTGATTCTAGCAAAATTGAAGATGCTCGTTGGAAAATTTAGCCATAAGGCTACTT